ATAATGGAGGTTTGGAAAGAAATGATGCACAAAAAAACCGGTAAATTTACCGGCTTTCTTGCGTCAAACTAAAACAAAAACAATCAATTCACAATGATTTTCTTTGAAATATTTTCTGATTTTAACATATAAACTCCCGGACTTACATTAAGATTTACATTCATTGTATTGAATGAAATCGTATGATAAACAACTTTTCCTGTCATATCATAAATATCAAGTGGTTTTCCCGGTGTGATATTATCAATGGTGAAATTACCGTTTGATGGATTCGGATATACTGTAATATTAGAAGTTTTATTTTCCGAAATACCAACATTAATATCCTTTTTAAGTATAATATCATCAACATTTGCTCCATTATCTATCATTCCATCAAATTCATAAAATTGAAATGCAATATAAATACCTGTTTGACCAAGATAGTTGGAAAGATTAATTGTTTTATTAACCCATACTGGATTTCCATATATACCAAGACTTCTAGTCCAAGGTAAATTAATAGTATCTGTTGGATATTTACCATTTGCATTCGGATTCCAAAGAGATGTATCTGTTCCGATTCTAACAACAAAATATCCATTTACTGTAATTGGAATATAATCATAATCATACCAAAAATTAAGTTCCGCAGAAGATAGTCCCACATCAGTTAAATTAAAGGGACCATACAACATCCAAGAATCTATAAAACTTATACTGGTTGGTTGTGGAAATGGTTGTGGTCCTGATTGAGCACACCAAGCAGAATGTGTTCCTGTATGTGCTTCATAATTAGTTGATCCCCAATATGATTGAAATTGATAATTCGGTGGGAGTCCGGGAATTGTTTTTAAATAAGTTGACCAACCAGTTGATGGAAAGGTACCTTCAAAATCTTCACTCATAATTGTAAACCAATTTTTCTGATTAAATCCTGATACTGACATCAGTATGAAGATTGAAATAACGAATAATTTTTTCATAGCATTGTTGTTTTTTAAGTTTAACAATACAAAGATACAACAATTTTGTGAAATAAAAAAATTAACCGCTTTCAGAGTTTGAATTATTTCCACTATCATTAACATAATAATTATATTTAGTAGCTGTTGGTATAATTTGATCTGTCCAATTATATGATTTATTATGAAATAATCCATTCATCCAATGTCCACCTAAATATACACTATAAAAGTATCCTTCGTGAAATACACCATCTAAAAATCCGCCAGAATTTTTTGCAATTGCAAAAGTTTTATTTAATGGATTTGGAATACAATAAGTTGAATAATTACTATAAAATTTACCACCATAAAAATCTCCTCCATACCAAAAAATTCTAGATGGGGATGATGTACATCTTGTTGATGTTTCGTTATTCGTTGTGTTTCCAGTTACTGCTAATTGATTTCCAAAAACACCACTATTGAAAGTTCCGCCTGACCAATATACCATAGGAACGTCAAATTTCACAGGATCTGTAATGTGCATTTCTTTACCCATTGTTCCACTATTAAATGTTCCTTGTAACCAGTTAACTCTGTGGTATATAGAATTGTTTGCTATACCATTAAGCCAATCACCATATAACCAAACAGAATTATTGAAATCTCCGTAATGGAATGTTCCACCACTCCATACACTTCCAATCATTTGACCACTATAGAAATCACCTTTAGACCAGAAAGAATTTGTAAATTTTCCACCATTGAAAATACCATTTATCCATTTATATGTTAATCCATTATTTAAGATTGTATCTCCTGTAATGACACCGGTATTAAAAATACCGTTATTAAAGGTTCCATAATACCATGTGGAATATGTAAAGTTTCCACCATTAAAGTTTCCACTTGTCCAATTACTACTATAGAATGTTCCGTTATTAAAAGTTCCACCGGACCAAAAACTACTTTGAAACATTCCGTTATTAAATATACCAGAAAACCAAATTGATTGATCAAATACTCCATTATTAAATACACCTTTGTTCCAAACAGATAAAGTTATTCCACCATTATTAAAAGTTCCTCCACTCCAATAACTTCTTATAAAATTTTCATCATTAGATGGATTGAAAATACTATAACCTCCATTAAAAATACCAGCATACCAATATGAATCTTCAAATATTCCTCCATTGAAAATGCCTGTAACCCAAGTTTTTCCACTAAATATACCTTCATTCCATATTCCATTATACCAAATATTTGGACCGAAACAAGTAGTTCCGCTACCAGACCAAGTTCCATAATACCAAACCGAATTTGCATTTATATTACAATTTGTAAAATTACCGGATTGAACTAATACATCATAAAAATTACAATTATTAAAATAACCACCGGTTATAGTTCCACCTGAAAATATGCAGGTATTGTAATATCCATTATTTATTAATGAATTATAAAATGTTTTGTAATTTATATAGGTATATCCAAAAGAATTATTATTATATGAAAAATAACTAGATACTGGACTATCTGTTCTTTGAATTGGTGTTGTTGTATATTTATAAGGACTAAAAGTTGCTTTTGATATATTATTATTTACATCTGAATCAACACTTACATATTGAGCATCATATTTATCTCTCATATCAACATAATAAGCGGTTATACCTGTAGTTGTTCCACCACTTAAATTGATACATTGTTTTATATCAACATCAATATAAGTATCTGAACTATTATTTAAATTAACTTGTCTAAAACAAACACCATCAATCCAACCTCCATAAAAATTTATTTTATTAACATAAATTTTACATAGGTAATGATTATACAATTTAACATTATCTAAACTGGTATCATAAAAACGTTTGATCGTTACTTCATTATTTGTTTCATTTATTTCTAAGACTTGATATCCTTGTTCTTGATGAAGATAAATCCAATCGGTACAACCACTAAATTCATAATAACTATCTAGTACGGTTAATGTAGCACTTGATGGTAATGGATCTGTTTGATTTTCATCGTACATTATATATACATAATCACCAACACTTATTGACATATTGGTTGCGGTATATAATTTAACGTAGTTATTATTATTTGCTATTGGTGGTAATAATTTAACAGCATTAGGTGAAATAGAATAATTAGTATTATTGTTCAAATTTAACATTTGACCATAATTCTGGTTTGAATATTTTTTAGTATTGGATAAGATTTGAGTATTAATACCCTGTTGTGTTGATGTTGATGCCATTGAATTACCACATTTTTTTATTATATATTAAAAATGCTTCGATGAATTACCATTACATTAAAATATATTGGTTTCTAGGTTTTTTAACCCGTCTCTTTTAACGTTTCATAGACAAGGTGCTTCTTAGGTTTCATCGAAATGAAACGGTCGTCCACAGAGCCGGCCTCCACGTTCAATAACCGACATTCCATCGGCCAATTTTTTATGTTTATAGCAGCATTTTCATCACGATCGTGTTTTGTTTCACAGATTGGACAGATCCATTCACGAATTTTCAAGGTGAGTTCTTTATTGATATAACCACAGACATGACATGTCTTTGAGGATGGGTAAAAACGTGGAATTCGAACCACATTTTTTCCTTTCCATTCTGATTTGTAGGTAATCATACGAGTAAATTCACTCCATGACACATCCATGATTAATTGTGCTAACTTATGATTTTTCATCATTCCCTTTACATTTAAATCTTCCACACATATTGTATCATACTGATTGGTTATCTCCGTAGATAGTTTATGTAAAAAATCTTGACGTTGGTTGGTGATATGTTCATGATGTAATGCTAATCTTTGTTTTGTTTTATTATAACGAGTACTATTTTTATTTTGTTTTGATAATTTCCTTTGTAGGAATTTCAAAAATTCTAAATTATTTTTGAAAAAATTAGAATTACTGATTTTTCTACCATTTGAAAAAACTAAAAAATTTTTAATTCCCAAATCAATTCCTATCGTTGTTTCTGGTTTTATCTGCCTTTTTTCTGGAATTACTTCACCAGTTTCACATAAAATTGATACAAAATATTTACCAGTGACTGATTTAGATATAGTTGCACTTTTGATTTGTCCTTTATATTTTCTATCTTTCACTATCATTTTAATTCCAGAATCAAATTTAGGAATGAATAGTTCATTTTTATCAATAGAAACAGATTGTGGAACAGAAAATGTATTTTTACTGGATTTCTTCTTGAACCTTGGAAAACCTTTTTTAGTTTGAAAAAATCGTTTATAAGCATTGTCCAAATTTAATAATGATATTTGTAGTGATTGACTGTTCACTTCCTTCAACCATTCACATTCTTGTTTCAAATCTACTATCTGCTTTTGTAAATCATATCTAGATAAATTTATTTTATTGATATAAGCATTGATTTTTGTTTCTAATGCTAAATTATAAATGAATCGTGTACAACCGAAATGTTTGTCCAATAATTCTTTCTGATCATCACTTGGATATAAACGATATTTGAATCCTTTTAGCATGTTAAAATTATTCTGAATTTCCATATTTTATTGAAATTTTCAGATTATTTATATATTAAATAATGAAAGTCCATTTTATCAAACTTTATTCTATATGAATTCTTGAAGTTAAAATAAATTTTGTTGATTCGATAGTCAGAGAATCAACTAATATTGTGATATATAAATTATTCTTTGTTTCCAATTCTTTATTTATATAATCGACTATTTTTTTCATTAAATTATTTACAAAATAGAATTCTTCTGTTATTTTTTTATTTTTTAAAAATTTATATTCTTTATTGGTTAATGGAATATTAAATTCGGTTGGTGAAATATCTTCTTTTAATATTATATTTTTATCTTTTAAATTTAATTGTGATAAAATTTTACAGGAAATTGGTACTAAATCTTGCATTTCATATGAATCTAATTTTTTTATAAATCCCATTTTTTCTTTAAATTCATTTAAGTTTATTTGAAATTGATGATATTCAGCATAATCACATATAATTTGTTTTATTTTTTCATCTGTTACTTTTAGAGCATCAGAAATAGGAGACCATTTTTTTAATCTTCTATCTGGTGTGTGATATAAATTTTTATTGCAGGATATTCCATGAAATATCGATGTTGTTTCCTCGTTTTCTCTTATAAAGTCCAATATTTTTTCTTCAAAAAAGGAACTTTTATTTATAAAATATTTCTTTGATAATTCATCAAATTCTTGATAAATTTTTTCATTAATTGAATAGGTCTTTGTTATTTTCATAATTTGTTTTTTTATTTATATATTAAAACATTTGGGTCAATTTAACAATTTTGACATTTTTAACAATTCGATCTGTTAAAACTTTTTTTATTTCATTTACTATATTACTGAAAATGAATCCTTCCTTAAATGGTTGATAAAACAGAAGAAATTATTGAATTTTTAACAGATATTTTTGTTGAAAAAAGAACTATTTTCAAGAATATGATAGTTGAAATTAATAAAACTATTAAAGATTCCATGAAACTTGATTATCAATACACGTATGATGAATTTTGTGCGGATTATTTAGAAATTTATGTATCATTTTTTAAGAGGCATCCAGATGTTGATTATATGGATATGAGGATGGTTTCTTTTTATACGAATATTATTTTAGGGGAACTTTTTTTAAAATTAAAAATTAAATATCAGAAACATGACGGAAATGAAATTGGAAATGCTGGAAATGCTAAAGGATGATTTAGTTGAGAACAGAGTGCATTTTAAAAATATGCAAATAGATATATCGAAATTGGTTGAACGTTTTGATGATGGGAAAGGAATTGATTGGAATTACGATGAATTTTGCATTAGAGTTATAAATAATTTAAAGAAAAAAAATATTAATCCAGATTTTACAGTAGAACAATTAAAGAAAGTTTTTCTTGATTGTATGGTAGAAATAAGTATTGATGAATTAAAGAAAAGAGGAAAAGAAGCTGAATCTAAAGTTGTTTACAAAATATTGAAGAATAAAGAATATGATGAACCTGATATTTAAATATGTATTTTTGATTTTATATTTATTATATCAATTTAAAAATTATTTTCTTTACAAAAATAGAGTGTGTTTTTAAAAATAATTGAAAATAAATGAAAAAAACACCAAATAGGACCCGATATTTTTAATATATAATTGAGCCGTTTATAATATTTTTAAACTTTTGTTTTTTTATGTTATAAATGGTTTAAAGGCAATTTTAAGAATTCGCGAATTAATTGGCTTATCGAAAGTAGTTAAAGTAATTTAAGGCTTTCTAAAAAACAATCAAAGCATGTATGGAATACAAGGAATTTGATGACAAATTTTTGTTTGAGTCTGATGCAGAACAACAAAAAGAAGAAATGAGCTTTCTTACCAAGAAAAGCAAAAATCAAGACGGCATTTTTCGCCCAACTCTAGAAGAAGCCGCAGACAAAGAAAAAGGTTACAGAGCAAAAATACGTTTTCTTCGTAATTTAACAAGAGGCGGGAAATTAGGTCCAGCTTCAGTTGAAAAACATGTGCATTATATTGCACACGGACCTTTTGACAATCACCCAGATTTAGTAGGTTATTATGATTGTGAAAGAAATTTCAAAGACAAGTGTGATCTTTGCACTATGTATTGGAAGTTAAAGAAATCCAAAAATCAAGCAGATGTTGAAAAATCTGATTATTTGAGTAGAAATACCAAATTTTACAGTTATGTTATGATACTGGAAGATGTTCAACATCCGGAATTGGTCGGCAAGATTTTGGTTTTCCCTTATGGATACAAAATTAAGGAAAAAATAAACCTAGAAAATACAGGTGAAGTTACCGGTGTTAAATGTAATATTTTTGACTTTGGTAAAGGTAAGGACTTCATGTTAATTATCAAGGAAAGAAAAACTTCAGTTGGAGTTTTTCCGGACTACGACAACAGTACTTTCTTGGAAGTATCACCAATGAAAATCTATAATGAAAAGGCACAAAAATTTGTGACTGTTCAAACTGATGAAAATGGTGAAATTCTTGACAAGAAATGGCAAGCTAAAATAAAGGAAATTCTTCTAGCTCGCGACGAAAAAGTAAATCTCGAAGATCATATTCCTAACAAGGAATGGACTGATGAAGAAAGAGACAAGGTTTCTAAAATCTTTAGTGTGTTAAATGAAACTGATGTTATGTTTGCTGAAAACGCGACAAAACAGGTTCGCACTACTACTCCGAATACTGGTGGAACAACTAAACCACCACAACAGCAATCAGTTGCTGATACTGATTTAGATGCTTTTTTCAATGATTTGAATGAAGCAGAAAAGCAATAATAATTAATTTTATATTCTAAAAAAGGACTGAAAATTTTCAGTCCTTTTTTTTTATATATAGGCTTCCATGAAAACATTTCTCGAATTTTTATTAGAACGAAGTGTGTACTCCGAAGAGTATGATTTTGAATATTTTATACCAAACTCAAAAATTTTTTAACTTTTTTAAAACAAAATGAAAAAAATGAAATATAATAATATATTTCATAAAATCTAGATTGTTTAAAAATGAATCACATGTTTAATGACGAAATCAAAAGAGCCAAAAGAAGAAAGTGAAAAAGTAGAAAAAACAATATGGGAAGATATCGAGACTAGTCTCGATGAAGTTCAAGGTGAAGAAAATGATAATATAATTGATGATAGTGATATTGGAGAATTAGAACCAGAATTTGAAGATAACACTAGTAATATAAACATTGATGATGAAGCAGAAAGTGAATTGGATGTTTATTTTAAGTTTGGTACAAATAATCATAAATTAGAAGGAAAGCACGCTTTAAAAAGAGATACCATTTTGAATGGTAAAATAAACGAGATCGATGAATTGGATGGATTGGGATTGGAAATGTATAAACAAATGGGAGAATCTGATCATTATATCAGTGATAACCCTTTGGAAAAAGGATCAATCTTCGATGATGAAAGCAGAAACAATGAAGATTCAGTAGAACGCAGAAATTTATCACATGATGTTTATACTCTTTTGAAAGAGAATACAGATATTGATTTTAACGCAAATAGAAGAAAACCAAATAAAATTACATTTAACACATATTATAGAATGTTATTATCTGAAATTGGAAAAACATATACAAAATCAGAAATATTTGTTGAATTAGCTTATTATTTTACTGATAATATTTTTAACATGTATAAATTACTTGATAAAAAATATGCTATTGGTATTATCGAAGAGTTAAAGGATAAAGGTTATTTGAGTGATCTTAAATCAGTAATTTTTATGTAAATTCTCCCAAATTATTTAGAACATTTCTTGAAAAAAAAACTATAACGAGCATATTGTTATATTAAAAAAGAATTGTAAAAACATGACAAGTCAATTTACTAATGATTTAAGTAAGGAGGTTTATGAAACCACTTACAGATACGGGGATGAAACGATAGAAGATACACAACATAGAGTTGCTTATGATATTGCTTCTGTTGAAGTGGATAGAGATTTTTGGACCACAAAATTTATTGATATATTAAAAGATTTTAAATTTGTTCCGGGAGGAAGAATATTATCAAATGCGGGTGTTGGGTTAAAAGGAACAACCTATATTAACTGTTTTGTTGATGGATTTGTTGGAAAAGATCCAGATTCAATGAATGGAATTTCGAATGCTCTTTCACGTCAAGCTCAAATACTTAAAAGTGAAGGTGGATATGGTTTTTGTGCTGATGTCATGAGACCGAGGGGTGGGTTTATTGATGGAATAGCAAATGAAACACCGGGTGCGGTTAGAATGTTAGATATGTGGAATACACAATCATATGTTATTACAGCAGGTAGTGGTAAAAAATCAGATTCTAAAAAATCAAAACAGAAAATTCGTAAAGGTGCTCAAATGGTAACTTTGAGTTGCTGGCATCCAGATATTGAAGAATTTATTACAGCAAAACAAACATCTGGTAGATTAGATAAATTTAATATGAGTGTTCTAATTACCGATGATTTTATGAACGCTGTTGTTAATGATGATGAATGGAATTTATATTTTCCAGATTTTGATAAAGTGAAAGGAACTTATGAAGATGAATGGGATGGAAATATAAAGAAATGGATAGATGGTGGACATCCAATTAAAATTTATAAAACATATAAAAATGCAAATGAATTGTGGGATTTAATTATGAAATCAACCTACAATAGAAACGAGCCGGGTGTTTTATTTATTGATGTTATAAATCGTTTTAATAATCTTTATTATTTAGAATATATTTCTGCAACAAATCCGTGTGGAGAACAGATTTTACCTATTGGTGGTGTTTGTTTATTAGGTAGTTTGAATTTAACACAATTTATAAAAGGTGATGATTGGGATTATGACAAATTAAAAGAAATAATTCCACTTGCTATTAGATTTATGGATAATGTAAATGATCTAACTTATGTTCCTTTGATAGAACAAAAAGATAATTTAAAGAAGAAACGTAGAATTGGTATGGGTATTATGGGATATGGTTCGGCTTTATTAATGATGAAAAAAAGATATGGTAGTAAAGAAGTTATTAAAATGACAGATAAATTAATGCAATTTATCGCAAATACAGCTTATCAATCATCAGCTTTACTTGCAAAAGAAAAAGGTTATTTTCCGTTATATCAAGAAGAAAAATATTTGAAGAGCAAGTTCATTGAAAATTTATCTGATGAAACTAAAAATTTAATTAAGAAGCATGGTATTAGAAATTCACATTTATTAAGTATTCAACCAACTGGAAATTGTGTTAGAAAAAATACAAAAATAAGAACAGATAAGGGGATATTATCTTTAAATGAAATATTTAAAATGAATAATATAGATATTTCAAAAACAGATAAAAATAAATGGTATATTCCTATACAAACAATTAAAGTTGAAACTATCAATAGTTATGAAAGGATTATAGGTCTTTATGTAAATGATAAGAAACAAATAATTTCGGTTAAAACAAAAAATAATAATTTAATTGAATGTACATTCGAAGAGAAATTACTAGTTAAGTTAAATGATAAAGAGGCCACTTGGAAAAAGTTAAAAGATATTAAAATAAATGATATAATTTTATCAAAAAAGAAAAATACAACCAAAAATATTTAATATATAAAAATAAAAATAATATTGGTTGTATGGAAAATTTTAAAATAAATAGTTTAAGTTGGTATATTAATAAATATGGTACAATTGATGGTGAAAAAAAATATAAAGAAAAAAATAAAAAGATAGGAAAATCATCATTTAATAGAAATACGTTAAATGGTTTTATAAATAGATATGGTGAAGAAATAGGTAAACAAAAATATAATGATTTTATTTTGAAATCCAAACACACAAAAGAAAAATTTATTTTAGATTTTGGTGAAAATGTTGGTAATCAGAAATGGAAGAATTATATAGAAAAAAAGAAAAATACATCTAAGCGTTCTTTAAGTTATTGGTTAAATATTTTTGATGGAGATTATGTATTGGCTAAAAATAGTTTAACATTATATCAATCGAGAGGATTAAAATTTTATATTGATTTGTATGGTGATGAAATGGGAAGTGAAAAGTGGATTAATAGAAAAAAAAATCAATCAGAAAAAATATCCATTTTGATGAAAAATCAAATCAATAGAAAAAAACATTCTTTTAATAAAAATGATATAATTAATAAATATGGAATAGAAAAATGGGAACAAATTAAAAATTCCAGAATTCACTCGTTTGATAATTATATTCTAAAATATGGTGAAATTCAGGGTAAACAAAAATGGAAAGAATATTTATCAAAAAGATTTAATGGGAATTTTTATTCAATTAATTCATCAATTTTTTTCGATGAATTATTCAATGAAATTAAAAAAATAAATATCAATACCGAAAATGTTTTTTATGCTAAATTAAACAAAGAAATATTTATATATGATGATAAAAAAATATATTTTTTTGATTTTACTATTGAAGATTTAAAAATAATTATTGAATATAATGGTGATTTTTGGCACGCCAATCCAAATATTTATAATGAAAATTTTTATCATCCTATTTTAAAAATGACTTCTCGTGAAATTTGGGAAAAACAATTTTATAAAATAAATATAGCTAAAAATCATGGTTATGATGTAATTGAAATTTGGGAAAAAGATGTGAATGAAAATAAGGAAATAGTTTTACAAAAATGTATTATAGAAATAAAAAATAAATTAAAAGGATGGAAATAATTAATATAGAAAATTTGGATTTGATAGAAGATGTAATTACTTCGTTTGAATTAATAGAAGATTATACTGTTGATATAGAAGTTGAAAACCAACACCATTATATATTAGATAATGGTATAATATTACATAATTCATCTGTGTTGTCAAATGTTGTTAGTGGCGGATTAGAACCAGTATTTTTATTTGAATATATTAGAACTGTTATACAACCTTTTCCTCCAGATGGTATGATACTTCCAAAAAATATAGATTTTGAAAATAAAACGTTTACTCCAAGTGATGATATTATTTGGGAATGGGTTAAAGAAGGTGATGAAAACATGTTAAAAACTATTTTTAATGATAGTGTATATAAAGTCGATAGAGGACGTGGTATTTTAAAAGAAAGTTTAGTTATAGATTATGGGGTTCGTTATTTGGAAGAATTAGGTGAATGGGATCCTAATGCTGAATGGGCTGTAAATATTAATAGTTTGAAGATTGATGAACACGTTGAAACTATGAAAGTAATGTCAAAATTTATTGATTCATCAATGTCAAAGACAATAAATATATCTAATGATTATCCATATGAAGCTTTTAAGCATGTTTATCTTGATCTTTATCAAAGTGGAACTATTAAAGGCGGAACAACATATAGAGCAGGAACAATGGCTACTGTTTTAAAAGAAAAAGAAACAAAACCAGAAATACCAATAAATAATGTTCCAAAAAGAAAAGAAACGTTAGAATGTGATGTTGTTAGATTTACTAGTAAAGGAGATAAATGGATAGGATTTGTTGGTTTAGATTGGAGGGTTCCTAATTGGCCGTATGAATTATTTACTGGAAAAGCTGATGATTTTGTTATTCCTAATTATATTGATAAAGGAAAAATAAAAAAAGTAAAAATAGAAGATAAAAAAACTGGAGAAGAAATATCCAGATATGATTTCATATATAATGATAAAGATGATTTCGAAGTTACAATGCAAGGTTTAAATAGAGCTTTTGATAGAGAATTTTGGAATGTTGGAAAATTACTTAGCGGTCTTCTCAGACATTATATTCATTTACCATCTACAATTAAAATTATTAGATCATTGAAATTAGATGGTGATACTCTTGGAACTTGGAAAATGGGTGTTACAAGAATTCTAAAAAGATACATAAAGGATGGTGAAATGCCTGTTGATTTGGACACTTGTCCTAATTGTGGTTCTAAAAATTTAATTCATAAAGAAGGATGTGTTTCGTGTGGAGATTGTCAATGGTCGAAATGTTAAGTATTTTTCATAATTAATGGTGATTTATAATAATATTTCATATAGAATATGTATTTTTCATAAAATTATCAAAAAACAATAATATTTTATTGGTTATTGAAAAGTGGATTGATGATGTTTTCATTTGGTCCAGTGAAGATAAAAAATTAACCATTGAAATTCCTTATGGTTGGCGTGCAAGGGATTCGAAAGGGAAGTTTTTACCTAATTGTGAACTAGCTAAATGGAAGAGAAAACATCAAAAAGAATTAAATGACCTGAAGAAATTGTCCCTAATTAAATAATTGGGGACAGTTTTTTCATTATGGGTGGGTGAACTACGCCGTTTCGGCAAATTGTGGTGCATATTTAGTATCTAAATCCCACATAAGTTTATATATGTTTGGTATTCCTATCTTCTTTGAATATTCACCGGTATCTTGAATATATTCATTATACATATCATAAAAATCACAAGGAGATGGTAAATATACAACAAATTTATACATGTTAGTGACTGGTTTTTTGAAATCTATGATAATATAAACATGACCACCTAAGGCATATTCATCCCAATATCCAGTATCATTTGCAAAACACCATAATGTATTATTTCCTAGACTTATCATATCTTCTTTATTACCAACAAGTATAATCATAACTTTATTTTTTTCGTAAATAATTTCCGATGAATTACAATCTTCAATAGTTTCTTCTATATCTTCTGGTGTGACATCATTTACTAAAAATTCTTTAATATTTTTTAATCTTTGTAAGACTAAATCTATGGTTTTATTTTTACTAGAAAATGCTTTTTTAAATATTTTTTCAGCATGATCCGGATTTATACTTTTTAACATTCTTAACTGACTGGAAATTTCTTTCATTTTATTAAATAAACTTCTAAATTCATGATTTGTTCTTGGTAATCTTATATCTTCTCTTATATTACGAAGATAAATACGATCAAAATATTCTCTTACAAATCCTACTACGGAATTTCTTTCTTGTAAAGATTCAAATAATTCTAAAATATGTAGTTTGGGTTTTATAATATTTTCTGGTTCATAATCTTTTATTGGAAAAAAATTACTATCATAATCTTTAAGATATCCATACATTGTTTTCATCATTTTTAAACTATTTGGATTCCATTCTTCTTTATTTTCTTCGAATGTTTTAAAATGATGAAAGGCATCAGCTATCAATTTAGTATAATTATCTCCACCGGTTATACTCAAAATTAATTCTTTATCTCTTGGTGTTAATTCACCGGTTTTGAAATATAATTTATCAGCTAATTGTAAATTATCAAAAATTTTAAATGATGTTATCATATGAGTATATATAAAAAAAGGTGAAGAAATTTTCCTCACCTTTTTTATTCAATTCGTATATAGTTTTATACTTTTCCGGTTCCTAATAATTGTGGATTTTCTATATTCAAATATCTAGGATGAAAATCAAAACCAATAATTTCTCCCTTATGATCACCATCACGAAGTTTGAGAATTTTTAATCTGTATTTATTATCTCTTCTCATATCATTATTTCTGATAATAGCCCATACACTATCAGCGGTTTCAGCAACAGCTTTACTTTCAGGAATATCTTGTAATTTGATGTCATTAGCACCCCAAACAGCTTTATCAACCTGAGTTGCAGTAATTAAAGCTACATTATATTTATCGGCAATATATCTTAATCCTTCAGCTAAATGTTTTCCTTTTTGATATAAATTACTTCCGATATCTTTATGTAATTTATCAACTGACATAAGATTAATATAGTCTACAATGACCATATCTATTTTTACTTTTCTTACTTCTTCATTTTTACTGATTAAATTATCAATATCATCAATAGTGCAAGATCCTGTGTTGAATTTTCTAACCCAAATTTTACCGGGATTTCCATTATTAAATAAACCTAAATTGGTGGTATTTTTTATTTGAACAATTTTACTTTTTATAAAAGTAGGATCCTTGCTTAATTCATCATACTGGTCCACATCAATCTTCAATCTCATTGCCCCGAGACGTTTCATGACTTTTCTTTTACCCATTTCAACGGATACAACCAATACATTATGACCCGCGTTAGCGGCATTGACAGCGGTATTGTATAACCACATAGAATTATGACTTAGAATACCATTTGACCAAAATCTATGTTCTGTGTCGTTTATTTCCAAATCGTACATGTTTGATTTTTTACCTGAATTATAACACTTACAAACAACTTCTATTCCCTTTTTTGTTTGCACTTTATCACCAACTGATAGATTCTTAACGAAAATTTCATTCATGTTTTCATCAAATACAATATGAGTATCGGCACATATCAAATCGCATGTTTGTGTTATTAATACCCATTCATCATATTCTATTGTTTTACCTATTTTATTTATATCTGACCAACCGTTATCAGTTTCTATTTGCCATTCATCAGTTTCAATTGTTTCTATAAATTTTCTTTCGAAATCTAACATTTTTTGTTTTATTCTTTTTTAACCATTTAAAAAATCTATACATTTTTGAATGGTCTGTTCTTTGTGATTTTTGTAATCTGATTCCCATATAATTAAGATATTATAACCAATATTCTTTATAGAATCGTTTTTCAATTTATCCTTATCCCATATTTCATAAGCGAACATTTGAAGATATTTATGAAAATAATTTTTATTATATATTTTAGGATTACAATGCCAATAATCACCATTAAATTCAATAATCTTTTTTTTATATACAAAATCATAAGAAAATGTTTTTCCCAATTCTTTAAAATGTCTAAAGAATTGTTTTTTCCCATAATGAACATTTTTTAATTTTAATTTTTCTAAAATATCTTCAAATAATTCTAATTCTGGTTCAGAATAATTATCATTTCTAAATTTTACAAAATCACCATTTTTATATTTTGTTTCAATTTTTTCACTCCATTTTTGTTGTCTATTATTCCATATATTTAATCCTTTTGTTTCTCCATATTTTTTAATACATTTTTCTAATGTAAATGTGTTTTGTCTTTCTTTTATTTTTTCTATTGATTCATCGGTTGTAAAACCTTTTTTTAACCAATATTCTAATTGAGTCGTGTTTATATCTTTATATAATTCTGGATTATTCCTTCTTTTATTCCATGTTTTTTCATGAATATCATCCCAAACTTTTTTAACTTCTATTTCAGATTGTTCTTGAGAATATCCTTTTTTTATCCAAAATTTAATATTTTGTCTGGACTTTTCTTTAAAAAAATTTTCATTTTTTTCAAAAGATTTCTGCAATCCTTCTGTTATTTTTTTACCTCTTTTTAAAGCTCTTTGATTCATCAAATTTATAGCATCATCTTTAGACAATCCATATTTATACATAAGAAATTCATAAGTTCCAGTTGATCTAGTTTTTCCGAGACAAATTTTTGAATCACATATTTTATGATATCCTTTTGTTAAATTAAAAAATATAGATTCATTATTACAAAAATAACATTTTCCTTCATTTTCTTTTTTTAAATATTTATCATAATATTCTTTTTTATCATATTTATGATATTTTACCAAATGACAGGATAATCCTTTTAAACCATCTACATCTTTATTACAAATTTTGCATTTCATAGTAAATTTTTATCTTTATATATTAAAATAAAATATCATTTTTTATTGGGTGAAACTAACGTTGGATTTTAATAATTTGTAGAAATCTACATATGTTATTTCTTTGATTTCATTGGTTTTTTTATTTTTAATTTTAATATAAGTTGTTGATTTGCAACATTTTCCAACATTTGTCTCACCCATATATACATTAAATGTACCTTTATCCCAACCACCATGAAGTATTGCATCAACTGGATCCCAACCACTGGGTATTTTATTTTTGTAAGCTTCTTGTTTGTGTGATTCAGGATCATCAAAATCATCACCTAAATCTTCATCATTATCTTCAATAATTGATAAACTACTAAATGTTGTTTTTATTTTTGATACAACACTAAGAACATTATCGTAATCAATTTCTTTTAAATTTCTTATTTCATCAATAGCAATATAAATTTTATTTCTTACCTCATTTGATAATTTCCATGCTCTGAAATGTCTATCCATCCATTCTTGATCATGAACAGAATTATCATTTTTAAGTAAAACTTTAATTACATTATTATTGATTTTTTCTTCCGGATCATGAAGTTTGATCATAGCCACAATTTGTTGTGGAGTCGGAATATTTTTTGATATTATGTATTCATCCCTAACGACCTTATATATGAAACGAATTTCATCGTTCTTGAAATATTCAGGTTCTACATTAAAAAATTGAGATGAATGATCCAAAATCCAAGTGAAGAAGAATTTCTCCATTTGAACATTCATAGTTTCTTTTTCGTTCATTCATTTTTGTTATTCTTTTTTGTTGTTCTTTCGACAACTATTTTTACCAGCCTTCACTAACTTTTATATCTCTTGCTTCATCTTTTCCTAAATCTCCGAATTGTTCTTTTTCTAAAACATTTACAATAATTTCAGAATCGACATTAGCACTCAATAAAAAGTCAACGAAATATTCAAATATTGATTCTTTTGTTAAACGATTAAGTTCAAATTCTAGAATCATATTATTTAGATCTGATGCTAAACAATTTTCAATTTGTTTTTGATTTTTCATCGTATAAAGTCACTTTTCACATTTAAACAATTAACATTGTGCATTTTACCACAATCTATACATTCATCCCATTCATAACTATCACCATAAGGAAAACAATTTGGATCCATTTTATGAACTGTTTTTAAACATTTACATTTACTTTTATCTTTCCATATGATATTTTTAGAATCTATATTTTGTGATTTTGCATACATTTGACCAGAAATAACTTCGGCTATACCATGCATAAATTCTTTATGTTCTTTGTTTGTTAAATCTATTCCTGACCCTTTAATTGCTAATAAAATGACATCTTTTTCTGTAGCTGATTCCGCTACATTATAAGTTACTTTTACTTTTTCAATTACTTTTTCTTTCTTTTTCATTTGTTAAATCTATTATATGAGTTTTCTGTTATAAATACATAATCTGATTTGCCTATAAAGTTTTTCAAATTATTTTTTCCCTGATAAGACATACAAGACCTTAAATAATCTTTAAAATTTTCAGTCCATCCACCAATTGTATATTCAACTTTATTAAATCTTATAATACCTTCCGATGTTCTTAATTCTTTTTTGCCCCATTTTTTTTGAACTTCTTTTGTACTCATTCCTCTAAATAATTTAAAAACATCTCCACCATCTTTAAAAATATCTAAAGCTGCATCTTTATCTATTAATAAATATGTTCCTCCATTTAATATATAATTATCTCCACAAGATTCAATGGATTTGTTTATTATATTTCCAAGCATAACACTATCTGCTCCTAATCCTAAAGCCTTTATTATATCATCATAATTTTTAAATCCTCCATCAGCTACAATTTTAGTTTTATAATTACATTCTTTTTTTATATCATAACATTCTTTAATTAAACTTGCCATTGGATAATGAATTGAACTATTTGCTGAAGTGGTACAAGCTGCACCCGCTCCTATTCCACATCTAATCCAGTCTACCCCAATTTCACAATATTTTCTATATGTATTTGGATTTGCTATATTTCCAATCATTAATTCAACATTATCAAATTTTGTTTTAATTTTTCTAGCTGCATCATAAACTCTAATAGAATGTCCATTTGCAACATCAATTAATATTTTTTTTGGAAGTGATTTTTTATTTATATCTGATGATAATATTTTTTCAATTTCATCTAATCCAAATGATATAAAACATTCATCCTCAAATTTTGTTTTTGATTTAGATACATTATCATTTATTCCTCTTGGAATACAAACATAAAATCCTAATTTAATAAATGTTTTATAATTATCATCGTCTATTACAGTATCCATAGGAGATATAAACAATGGTATTTTTTTAGTATCATCGGTTATTTCGATTTCTTTTCTTGTTTTTATATCACTTATTATATCTGGAATGAGGGATATATCATTAAAATCAAATTTAATATTATTCATATTTATTATACATTATATACTCGAAAAAGTTTAATCCATTTCCAATACCAATTCAAATAGACTTTATAAATTTAATATATAGAAATAAAAATTAAGTATGAAAATAATTTTCGAGGATAAAATATATGATATATTTGAAATAATAAATAATACATTTTTCATAAAAAACGATAATGGTGATATTATGAAATGTTGTGATATTGAATTTTTTGATATTGAATGTAAAAAATGTAGTAGTATAATTCATTTAAAACATATAGGAAAATGTCATCTTATTAAAGATTTTTTTTGTAGGTCGTGTAGAACATCTGGAGAAAAAAATCCGATGTATGGAAAGATTATGTCTGATGAGAAAAGATCAATATTAAGTGAGAAATATAGTGGTGAAAAAAATCCATTTTTTGGCAAAAAACATACTAATGAAACAAAAAATAAGATAGGGAATAAAAATAAAGAACATATGATAGGTGAAAATAATCCAATGTATAAAAAATCATTTTTTGATGTTTGGATAAAAAAATATGGAATGGAAAAAGCTAAAAAGATGTTAGAAAAAAAGTCATCTAAACATTCAAATAAAATGAAAGGAGATAAGAATCCTTTTTTTGGAAAATCACATACTAATATTAGTAAATTAAAAATAATAGAAACATTAAAAACAGGAAAACATTCAGAAATTATAAAAAGTAAAAAATATAGACAAAATATGTCAAATAAGACAAAAAATAGAGTTTTATCAGATGAACATATACGAAAATTAAGATTGGCTAGAATAAAGAATATAAAATATTTAAATAATGGTAAAATATTACCAAATTTTAATTCTATTGGATGTAAAATATTAGATAAAATATCAAAAGAAAAAAATGTACATATTCGACATGCCATGAATGGTGGTGAGTTTCATATTAATGAATTAGGATATTGGGTAGATGGTTATGATAAAATAAATAATGTTGTTTATGAAATTGATGAAAAAAGACATTTTGATTTTGATGGAAATTTAAAGGAAAAAGATATAAAAAGACAAACCCAAATTCAAGAACATTTGGGTTGTCAATTCATAAGGATAAAAATTTAATTTTTTTATTTACCATATTTATATTTTATTTCTGTAAAGGGTGATGTAATATCAATATTACCAGTTTTAGTAATTGTTATAGTATTTTCAATATATTCACAACCTTTTTTTGGTGTTACCCAAATGTTAATAACATTGTTTTCAAATTCAATTTTTCCAATGTCGTATTTTTCTCCAATAAAAGTTTTTGATATTCCTTTTAAAATATCATCTTGTTCTTCTTGTTTCATTTTTCCATAGATTCTTTTGCATTTACTAGAAAATCGATAAGTTGTTGAATTTGGTCTTTAGTACTACCATAATAATTTTCAATTTCAACTGAATCTAATTTATGACCAATTGGTGAGTTTTTAATATCATCATCCATTGAAAATACAGTATCCCAATCATAGGATTTTGCTCTGGTGTACCATGTTGGATAATCAACTTTTTCGTTTTCTGTTTCAAAATCCGGGTTAATAATTCTTAATCTAATCATATTTTTTGTTATTATTTTTTAATCAATCCATTCAAAATTACTATGTCTTTCAGCCCATATTTCTTTTCCAGAAACATTTTTTACTAAAATACCATAGGGTGTACATTGTGGTCTTACTACTTCATATATTTCACCAGCGATTAAATCATCGCCTTCAGAAGGGTAACTTTTTCCATCTATGAAATATGATATTTCACCTTCTGTTGTTTTTTTACAACGTACTTTTTCACCTTCTTTAAAATACGGATATTTTCTTTCTTTTCCATCTTTAAAATTTATTTTTTTGTGTGTTCCGTCACAAAATGGTTTTTTATTAGACCCACCACAACGACACAAAAAACATTTTTCTGGCTGATAAACTAAATCATCAGAATCAACAATTGAAAGTTTTCCTTCAATCATAATAGGACCATCTTTTAAGATGATTACATTTGGTGTTAATTTTTCCATAATTTTTATTATTTATTTTAATAAAATGTCATCTGACATTTCACTGTCGATTTCGAAATCATTATCTTCTTCGAATTCTTTGTATTCTTCGTCAAGTTCTTCATTAGCTTTTTGAATTTCTTCAAATGAAGAGTATTTGAAATATTCATAAACAATAGGTTCTAATGTATCAATAACATCAGCATTGAAAACTTTACCATTGAATAAATTATTTTCGTGTATGACTTTATCTAAATGTTTTACATACCATTTCTTCGGTGGACCATCTTCATAGGTAATTTCACCAGTTGTTTTATTAACAACAGGTTTTACCATAGCAATACCTACCTTATCAAAATTTTCCGGTGAACAGAAAAATTCAAGACCTTTGTATGGATTACATCCTTTAGTATGGTCAATTTCAAATTTAACTTTCTTTGGTTTGGCTAAACGATTTTTACGAGATTTAGCTGTTACTACAACACCGGTAGATCCTAATGATAATTCATCTTTATCTTTATCTTCTATTTTTGCAATAGTTAAATAAACAACAACTGAAGCTGAGTAATTGATACCTTCACCACCAGATTGTTTTTCTTGTGGGAATAAATCTTGAGTCATATAAATATGGTTGGTTGCTACCAATGGAATGTTTAAGTATCCCAGATCACTTGTAATAACCCTAAACAACGATTTTATAGCCTTAGCTCTACTCATATCTTGTTTATGTTTTCCTTCAAGAGCATCTTCAACTTCTTTGGTTGATGCTAACTGACCGATACTATCTAATATAAATAGAGTTTTTGAAACATCTACACCTTTATCTTTTTGTTCTTTTAGTGCATCAAGAATTTGAACAACTGCGATTTTAAGATTTTCAACTTTATTCGAACGAATTAGTTTGAATTTATTTTCATTTTCTATATCAATACCAAACATATCAAAATCTGTATTTTCGATAGCGAATTCAGTATCTATGTAAAAAATATTATATCCTTGTTTTTGTGCGTTTCTCGCTATGTTTAAAGCGATATAAGATTTACCTGATTGCGGTGGACCGGCAAAAATGGTGATTCTGTTTTTAGGAACTCCTCCTAATTTAATACTTTTTGAAATTAAAGCGTTTAAGATATAAATGCCTGTGCTGATGTATGATTTTTCACCTTTCAAATTATCAATGGTTATCATTGCTTTTTTTGAAAGACCATCAATTACATTAGATATTTTCGAAAAATCAAATTCATTTGTTTTTGTAATTTTCTGTTTTGCCATTCATAGATGGATTATTTTTTAGCAAAGAATTGCGTCCAATGTTATGAAATAAAATCAGAAAAGTTTATTTTTTCCAAACAAATTTCAAACTCCC